GCTAGGATGGGTTCATGTGTGGTCATGCAGATCTCCTCTGGGTTGGAGCTGCAGTACCGCTCTGTTCTGGCCGGAAGTGTAGCGAACTGTCTCCAGTATTTTGGGATGGATGGTCGCGATCGCGGTCAAAAAGGCGCACCACGGCCGTGGCTAGCAGGCCGTAAAGCTCGGTGCGCCGCTCATGCGCCGTCATGCGGTCGGGGGGCAGGGGATTGGGTCGTATCATGATGATCCTCAGGGCAGTGGACATGTCCTCAGAAAACAGCTTTGCCAAACCCGCTTCTACCTTCAAACGGGTACACCCACGCTCGCGAAACGAGGGTGAAACCGTTTCACCCTTCTAAACATGGTCCCTTGTCAGCTCGGAGTGTTCACCTTATGTTTCGTGTCTGAATTCACTGTGATTAGGGGAGGTTTGCATGCAGACACCAAGCACATTCGGCTTGTCTTGGAGCTTCTCGGTTGCACTTGCCCATGTGGAAGACATCGAACTTCGAGATCATACCGAATCTTTAAACATTGCGTTTCTTGGGGAGGATCATCCGGTGCCGGATGCAATCGAACTGACGGCCGCATCTGCGCGACAGGTGCGGCGCAGGGCGCGCGATGGCCTGCTAATGGCGCTGCGCGATGGTTACATCCGTGCCACTGGTCGCCTGTCGACGACGGCAGCGTTGTTTGTGGATCCGGCTGCCGAGCGGAGCTGGCGCCTTCATGCGAGTGATCCTAGCTTGATTACGACAACGGAATGGCGTTGTGGAGAGTTCAACTTCAGTCGCGGGGACCTCACAGGCCCGTCGTGGCAATACATCCAGATCGAAGTGCCGGAATTCATGGTGAAGGCGATATGGCCGAATGATGCGCCGGGACCTGTCCAGTCCCCTCGACAAGCGACAGCCAAGACATACACCACCCCCTATCTTGAACTCATGCAGGAAGCGATCAGGTATTTTGGCCTGACGGACGATTACCAGAGCAAGAAGGAAAACCTCTCTGACTGGTTTTTTGAAAAGCGGATCGAGGGTGAGCCGATTTCTCGCAACATCGCAAAATCCATGGCCACATTGATCCGGTTGCCGACGGCGCAGCGCGGTGGAGCGAAGCGGACGCCGAAGCCCTAATTGCCTAAGGTGGAGCAGATATCACGACGTTGCCGTTTTCGAAATTGGTGCGAATCATACGGCCTTGCGTCCCGTGCCACCCTTGACGCCGGCGCTCGACATTTCCCACGCGTTCCTTTTCAGTGAAGTGCGCTTCGGCCACTTGACACCGTCGCCTGATCGGGCAGGACTCGGTTTCGCGCAGTAAGCGAGATGACGAGCCAATCGTTGCCTTCGAGACAGACCGGTGCCGGGTCGCCAAAAGTGATCGTGATGGGACAGCATGGATATTCGACTGAAGGATCATTTCGATGGGCTGACGCTGGAGCGCGGACGCGATTATTTTCTCCGTGGTTTGGTTGTTTCGGTCGAGCTGCTGCTGGACGGTGCGATAAAGGGGCGTGTCTCGAACGGACGTGGCAAGAGCTATCAGCAGCGTATCGCTGTGCATGGAGAACTGGTTGACGGCATCTGCTCCTGTCCGGTGGGCCATAACTGCAAGCATGTGGCCGCGATACTGATGGCATGGGCGGCGCGGCAAAACGAACGCCCTGGCCTCGCCGGGCCTGTCCAGGGCTGGCTCCGCCAAGTGCGTGAAAGTACTCCAACGCGGCAGCTACCTGAAGAGCGGCCGAACGATTACCCGGACAATGTCAAGGATCGCCTGCTTTATGTGCTGACCCCGAATGGCGCGCAGCTGAAGATCGACACTTACAAGGGCCGGATCAATGCTGTGGGCACCGCGCTCAACCCGTCGATCCGGCGCTATGATGCGGCCAATGCTCTGCGCGGCGCCCCAGCGAAGTTCATTCGTCCTGTCGATCTCAAGCTGCTGTCGGCGCTGGCGCAGGCCCAGATTTGGGAGTCGCACCACATCTACGGCCTGTCTGAACTCTTTCGACCGAAAGGCGCGGACGCGATAGCGCTGCTGCGCCGAGTCGCTGAGACAGGACGCCTCTTGCATGACAACACTCCCGGTGCGCAATTGACATGGTGCGAGGACTGTCCCGAACCTCGCCTGAGCTGGCAAATGGCGTCAGATGGCACTCAACGACTGGGCTTCGAGGGCGCGGGCGAACAGCCGCTTGATCTGCAAGGGCTGGACGGGGCGACAGTCTGGATCGACACCAAGGCAGGCTGTATCGGGGCGCTGGAGCAACCGGTGGACATGGATGCGTTGCGCCTTGTCGCATCCAGCCCGCAAGTGGCGCCGCAAGAGATTGAGGCACTTGGCGCGGCGCTGCCCGACATGCTGGCTGAACTACCGCTGCCGCGCCCGCGGGTCATTCGGCAAACACGGCGCGCGGCAAAGCAGCGTGTCGCGCGGCTGACCCTAGGGGCCGAGACGGCACGCGACGGACCGCGGCACTGGGACGATACCGTGGTCCTGCCGACGCTGACCTTGCGGTTTGTCTATGAAGGCCACGAGGTCGCAGAGGGTGCTGCTGATCCGCGCATGGTCAATGACGGTGAGATCGTGACAATTACCCGCGATCCTCGCTGGGAGGCGGCTTGCGCTGCACGGCTGATGGAGGCGGGCGCGCTGCTGGTGCAGGAACTCGAGATCCATTGGCCGGGCAAGCGCATGATGGCCTGCGATTTCGTATTTGCCGAGAACGAGATGAACCTGCACACCCTTGAGATTACCGGGCCGCGCGAGCCGATGGAATTCGCCTTTCATAAGGTTCCCTTACTGCGCCGTGAGGGCTGGGAGGTGATCGAGACGCCGCAATGGCCCTACCGCCTGAGCGAGGAAACTGCCGAACTCTCGGTTGCGACGCGAGCCGAGGCGGGTGACGCGTTTCAGGGCAATGACTGGTTCTCGCTGGGGTTTCAGGTCGAGATCAGCGGCAAACAGCTGGATGTGGCCCCAGTGGTGGCGGCGTTTCTTGAACAGGTCCGCGACGAATGGGAGGAACTGCCCGATGTCGAGACGCTGGCGCAGCATTTGTCCAATAGGCCAGTCTATCTGAACCGGGGCAAGACCGGTTACGTTGCGGTGGATCTCAGTCCGTTGGCGCCACTTCTGCATTTGTTTCTGACCCATCATGCCGAACTGGGCGCGCTGCACCCCTCTGATGCCGATGTTGCGCGGCTGGCGGAGGAGGCGTTGATGGGGAGTTCTATCCGCTTTGCCGACAATGCCGGGATCCTGCCGCTGGCGCGCAGCCTGCGGGCGCTGGCCGAGGCCGACAGCTTTGCGCCGCCTACAGGTCTGACGGCGCAGTTGCGGGATTATCAGGCCTACGGTGCTGCCTGGATGGGCAGCCTTGTGGAGGCAGGCTTTGGCGGCGTGCTGGCCGATGACATGGGACTGGGCAAGACGGTGCAGACGCTGGCGCTTTTGCAGGCACGGCGCGAGGCGGGCGCGCCCGGACCGGCGCTGCTGATCGTGCCGACGAGCCTCTTGCATGGTTGGGAGTCGCAAGCCGTGCAGTTCACGCCCGGTCTGCGGCTGGTGACCCTGCACGGCACAGGCCGTGCGGCCCGGCGTGAGGCAGCGCTCGAGGCCGATCTGGTGGTGACCACCTATCCGCTGCTTGCGCGCGACCGCGACTGGCTGGCGGCGCAGGATTGGCCGCTGGTCATCCTCGATGAAGCGCAGACACTTAAGAACCCGGCCTCGCAGATGGCGAAAACCCTGCGCGAGATCCCCGCCAAGGGACGGCTGGCGCTGACCGGCACGCCGCTGGAAAACTCGCTGCAGGATATCTGGACGCTGATCGACTGGATCAATCCGGGCCTGCTGGGGGATCGGAAGAAATTTCAAACACTGTTCCGTACCCCCATTGAAAAGCACGGTGATGCGACCGCGCAGGCCCGGCTGAACCGGCGCTTGCGCCCGTTCCTGCTGCGCCGTACCAAGGAAGAGGTCGCGGCTGAACTGCCGCCCAAGACGGAAATCCTCGAACGGGTCGAGTTGGCCAAACCGCAGCAGGCGCTTTACGAGACGGTGCGCAGTGCGATGGATGCCCGCGTGCGTGAGGCTATTGCCAAACGCGGCGCAGCTGCGGCGCGGATCACGGTGCTGGATGCGCTTCTGAAGCTGCGGCAGGTCTGTTGCGACCCCGCGCTTGTCAAAACAGCAGCCGCGCGTTCCGTCACCGAGAGCGCCAAGCGGACGCGGCTGCGCGATCTGCTTGGCGAGTTGGTCGCCGAGGGGCGGCGCGTGCTCGTGTTCTCGCAATTCGTCGAGATGCTGCGGCTGATCGAGGCCGATCTGACCGAGGCGGGCATTTCCCATCTAACCCTCACAGGGCAGACGCAGAACCGTGCGGAGGTCCTAGACAGCTTCGCGCAGGGCGATGCGGCGGTGTTCCTGCTCAGCCTCAAGGCGGGCGGGGTCGGGCTGACCTTGACAGAGGCCGACACAGTGATCCTGTATGATCCATGGTGGAACCCGGCGGTCGAGCGTCAGGCGATGGACCGCACCCACCGGATCGGTCAGTCGAGGCCGGTCTTTGTTCACCGCCTCGTGGCCGCTGGCACCGTTGAGGAAAAGATCCTCGCCATGCAGGTGCGCAAGCAGGCGCTGGCCGATGCGCTTTTCGACGATATCGGTACTGTATCGGAAAGCCTGCTGGACGAAGCGACGCTGCAGGATCTGTTTGCCCCGCTGAGCAGTTGATGAGAGCCGCATAACTGAAACGCGGGCACCGCCCGCACTTGGCTGGAGCGGCCGGTCTCGAGAGACGACCAGTTTCTCCGTATATTTGCCAATTTGCCTCGCTGCCCGGTGGGCTTCGTTGGCTGACGCAACATCGTTCGCAACTCCAACGATGTGCATCCCGCCTAGTCGCTGTCGCCGACCAACGGAGGGTGTTTTTGTCTGTAACACCCGCACGCTAAGCAACATTGGGCGTCGTGTTGGACGACACAAGGTGCCGATGCGCGGACGATCGTGACGCCGCCTGCAAACCAGCGAGGCAGCAGGAACTGTGCGCCCAGCTGAGATTATCTGTTCGGGCCATCAGTCCCGCCTTGTCTGAGCAGTGTTGTGGTCGCCAATACTGATCGTGTCGAGTGCAAGTGCTGGTCCGAAAAGAATAGATGCCCTCTTGAAACCGGGGCAGGCGACCGCCCGGGTTTCTCGCGTGACTTACCGGATACCTGTTTTGGTGAGAACGTGGCTCGCCAAGGTAGGCCTAGCCGGTTTCTGAACGATTGAGTTCGCACGTCGCCGAAGGATTCACCCTTCCTGTCGCACCCTGCTGAAAAGGGTGAAACCGTTCACCTGATTCGCGCTGCACTGGGGTTCACCCTTCTACGCGTCGTCCGATTGCAATAGCCGCGCAAAGGGCACTCCGGCCCCTTGGGGTCCACCCTTTATTCGTCATGATTTCATGAGCTTGTCGGGAGGGTTCCACCCTTTCCTATCAGGTGCCGTGCGAACGGGTGGATCGGTTCGGACGTCGCGGGGGCTGCGTGACCAGTGACAGAACCGGGGGCAACAACGCCCTCAACCCGGTTCCAAACGCCCGTGCATCTCCACCCTCAAATCCCCCTGCGCATTGCCGCTGCGACCCATCTGTCGCCTGTGATGTCTGCGCTTCCGCGCGGGGTTCGCCCATGAGCGCGCGTGATTGGCAGGCATTTGACGCTGAATTGCGCAGGCGATTGCCAGAGCTTGTCGTCGAACTGCTTGGCCAGCCCAGTTCAAAGACTTCCCAGGAATGGCGCTGGGGCCGCAAGGGTAGCCTTGCGATGATCATCAGCGGGTCGAAAGCGGGCATGTGGTTTGACCACGAGGCGGGTGACGGCAGCCATTTTTCAGATCTGGTTGGTCGCGAGCTTGGCATGCCTCGCAGCGATGCCAATGACTGGATCGCCGATCGTATCGGCATGGCGCAGGACCTGCGGCCCAAGCACCAGCGCGCCAGATCACAGGCTACGTCAAACAATCTACCCCCTGCGCCGCAGGAGGATGGCCGAAAGGCCGAAGAAAGCATCCCTCTGATTTCGCCAGCCGCAGAGGCCGCCGTTCGCGCTATGCGCATCTGGGCCAACGCCAATCCTGCCCGCGCGGATCATCCATATCTTGCGGCCAAGCAGGTCGCGCCTTGCGCGCTGCGCATGGATGCGCGTGGCCAACTCGTTATCCCGCTGCAGGATATCGATGGGCATCTGCACAGCCTCGAGACCATCGCCCCCGACGGTGCCAAGCGTTTTCTAGCGGGTGGTGCGAAGCGGGGGCATTTCGCGGTGGTGGGCATGGAACCCACACCACAGGCCGAGCCTCGTGGCCCGATTCTGATCTGCGAAGGCTGGGCAACAGGTGCAAGCCTACACATCGCGACGGGCCACACCGTCATCGCCGCCATGGATGCTGGCAACCTGCCGCCCGTCGCCGAGGCGCTGCGGGCCCGCTTCCCGGATGCCAACATCGTCCTGGTCGCCGACAACGACACCAAGCCCGACCGCGACACGAACCCAGGCGTCGACGCAGCGCGCAAGGCCGCGCTGGCCGTTGATGCGCGCATCGCGGTGCCCGAGACACCGGGCGATGCCAACGATCTGTTCTGTGCCGCAGGTCCGGACGCCGTAGTGGCGCTTGTCGCTGAGGCTGCGAAAATTCCGCCGCCACCGCCAACCTATGCAGCCCCTACTCTGACACCGGATACTGCGCGGGCCAGTCTTGCGGAGGCAATTGCGCGGTTCATGGCCGCGATCCCCGGCTATTGGGCGGACGTCGAGGCAGCAAGGGAGGCGGCAAAGGATGCGGATGCCGACCGCGATCCGTTGGATTTCAACATCGTGGCAAGCGCAGCCTTCCCTCCGCTTCTCGGCCTGCCCGTCGATGTTGGCCTCGGCAAGACCTCACATGCGCGCACCGCCATCGCCGAGCTGATCGACACGGGTGGGCTGGGCCGCCGCAAGGTCGTCTATGCCGTCCCGCGTCACGATCTCGGCGTCGAACAGGTCACGGCCTTTAAGGCGCTCGGTCTGCGCGCCATGCTCTGGAAGGGCCGTACGGCCCCCGATCCCGCGCCGAACAATCCCGAGCAGCTGATGTGCCGCGATCCGGAGGCCACCTTTGATGCGCTAGAGGTCGAGCATCCGGTCGAGCAAAGCTGCTGCAAGGTCAAGCGTGGGGCGGAGTTGCATCTGTGCGCGCATTTTCACGACTGCGGCTATCAGTGCCAGAAGCCACAGGCGCAGGCGGCCAACATCATCGTCTGCGCCCATGACAGCCTTTTCCACATGAAGCCTGAGGCCATTGGCACCGTGGGGCTGCTGGTGATCGACGAAGCCTTCTGGCAATCGGGCCTGCGCGGTCTCGATGGTAAGGCGACGCTCACGCAAGACGGGCTGGAGCCTGGGCGGACATCACTCGTCTGCTACACCGGCAAGGGCAAGATGGACGTGGGCGCCACGGCTGATCTCGTCGATGCTCGGTCGAGGCTTTGCAAGGCGCTGAGGGTCACGGAACCCGGTCCGTTGCGCCTTGGCCTTCTTGAAGCGGTCGGCCTCACATCCGATGATTGCCGCCATGCCGCGACGCTGGAACGGCGTCGCATGCGCGATGCCGGGCTGCTGCCGGGCATGTCGCCCGCAGAGCGCCGCAAGCGCATGGAGGCGGTTCTGCCGCACGCGTCGGAGCCATGGGCCCCGCCAGGGCGCTGCGCCGCGCTCTGGCTGATCCTTGCCGAGGCGCTGGAGAGCGAGCATGACGCCGCGGGCGCCGAACTCGTGCACGAACGCACGGAGAATGGATCCGTGCGGGCGCTGAAACTGCGCTGGCGCAGCCGCATCAGGGCCGGCTGGGCGGGTGAGGCACCGATCCTGCATCTCGACGCCACGCTCCGGCCGGAACTTGTCCGGGCCTACCTGCCGCGCATCGACACCGGCTTGCCCGTGGCGGCATGCCAGCCGCATGTCCGTATCCGCCAGGTCACCGGCAGCCCGACCTCGGCACGTGCGTTGACGCCGCCAACGCAGGCACCCGCGCGGGACCGAAAGGCCGCCGTGATCCACCTGCGTGATCTGCGCGCCTGGATCGCGCTGCGCGCGCGACAGTGCCACCGCCCCGCTCAACAGGTCGACCTGCTGGTCGTAGGACAGAAGGCCGCCATCGACGCACTGCGCGCAGCGGGTCTGCCGCCGCGGATGGAGGCGGTGCATTTCAACGCGCTGAGCGGGCTCGACCGCTGGGGCGGCATCGGCGGAATGATCATTCTGGGTCGCACGCTGCCTGCGCCGAATGCCGTCGAGCTTCTCGCCAAGGCGCTGACCGGTCGACAACCCATGCCAAACCCGAAAGACGCTGGCTGGTGGTATCCGATGGGTGAGCGGCGCATCCGGCTGGCAGGTGATCGGACAGCGCCCCTGGCCATGGAAACCCATGCTGACCCGATTGCCGAGGCGGTGCGCTGGAGCATCTGCGAGGGTGAGTTGATCCAGGCCATGGGCCGGGGCAGGGGCGTTAATCGCACTGCTGACACGGGGCTCGAGATCGACCTGCTCACGGACGTGGTCCTGCCCGTTACGGTGGATGCGCTGGTGCCTTGGTCGGAGCTCAAACCGACGCGACGCGATCTGATGGCGCTGTCGGGCATCGTCCTTGAGAACGCCACCGACATGGCGACCTGCTTTCCGGAGCTCTGGTCTTCGGCTGGGGCGGCACGGCAGGATCGCTCGAGGAGTGTGACAAACTGCTATTATAGGAACTTCTATAATAGCCAAATGTCACACTCCTCTGTGGAGGTGACTTATCGCCCGGCAGGGTCCGGCCATCGTGCGCGTATCGCCCGCGTCGACCTCGCCCGCATTCCCGATCCGGAAGCCTGGCTGACCAACCGCCTGGGACCGCTTGCCCAGTGCGTTATCGCAGCGCCGCTCGATGGGCAAGCTGCTCAGCATGATCGCCTTGATGCACTGACATCCCGACTGGCCAGCAGCATGCAGGCGGTGCTCGCCAAGCGCCGAGCTGCGCTCGACGCGCTGTCTGCGCGTCTGGACGCGGTGGCCCCCGTCGACTTGCACCAATCACCAACCCGAAACCACAAAGAGGAGGACCGAACATGAGTTTCGACACATTGCGCGTGTACGAGGCTGGGCATTTTTACGACGTAGATCTGCCTGACTGGTATCATAAGGCCTGCCGTCTCAGCGAGACCGAGCGCGTCGATTGGCACCGGGCCTTTGAGCGTGTGCTCGAGTGCGAGTACAGCCTGCTGACGGAGGCGGGTCTGTGCAGTGCGGGTCTCGAGATCCGGTTCTGGCCGAGTGCGATGACCGGTATGTTTGTCATCATCGAGACGCCGCTGGCCGTGGTCGAACAGATCGTCGTGATCCATCTCAAAGACTGGCTGCCATTTTTGTCCACATATCTGGCCCCGCTGATGGGTGCATCGGCGCAATACGCCATGCTCGAAGTGCAAGGCAAAATCGCAAATGCGTTGATCGCAAAGGCTCGCCATGGCGATGGGAGCCACATCAATCGTGAAACGGGTCAGAGCCAAATCGATCTCAAACGGGAACTGGAGCGGCGTCGACTTGAACAGTTGCGTGAGACTCAGGGAGGTGTGGCATGAAACCCAATCGCCATACCGGTCTCGAGCATCGCGACGGTTTTGATGTCGGCCGCGATCCGCGTTGCATGCGCACGGATGAGCTGGAGCAGTTGGGCCACGTGCGCGTCTCGCCTCTGCGTGCCCTGCGGTTGAAGTGCCTCGATTGCTGCAACGACTCTGCGCAAGAGGTGCGGCTCTGCACAGCGGTCGATTGCCCGAGCTGGCCATTCCGGATGGGCAAGAACCCATGGCGTGCTCCGCTGGATGATGCGGAGCAGACCCGGCGCGCCGCCATGATGAACCATAATCGTGCGTCCGCCTCGGCCGCGCCTGATAAAACTCAGGCTCAAAACGACGCCTTGCCTTCGGATGGGGTGAGGGTGCCAAGCGACATAGCCGTTGATTTTACCCTGACAGAACAGGACGGGGACGAAGGAGGTGCATCATGAGCGGCATGCGGTTCACCCCAAAGGGCTACGGCGGTCACCGCCGTGATGCCGACCGGGTTAAGCGCGATGGCTGGCAGGAACAGCAGATGCTGGCGGTCTCACTCGATGATCACAGGCTGACCTGGCCAGAGCGTGAACTGGTCCGCAGCTTGGCGAAAAGCTCTATGGCAAGCACCCGCAGGGCATGGAGGTGCGACATGTCAGATGACTGGACACGTGCCATGGTGGCCGACCGGCTGGACCTCGCAGCGGATGTAATGCGCTCCATGCCGCCTGTGCGCCCCCAGGGTTTTGTCAGCGCCTGGCCTGATTACGTCTCCAGCTTTGCCGATCAGGTAGGGCAGGAGCCTCGGATGAAACGGCCGCTGCCATCACCGCGGATGATCACGCAGGCCGATGAGGCGATGCTCTGGCTGCGGTGGGTGGACAAGGACATCGGGCAGATCCTTTGGGCACGCGCCAACCGCAAGGCGTGGAAGGGGATATGCTGGCAGCATGGTATCAGCCGGGCCACGGCCAGTCGGCGGCAAGAGTATGGGCTTGCCGTGATTGTTTGGCGCTTGAACGGCCGAACTGTGCCGCGCAAGCGGTCGATGGATTATGTTATTCAGCGTACCGCTTGATCTTGCGGGGCGGTCTCGCTATGGCCGCCCTGTGAACTCCCTTCGGTCCAGCTGGGCACCTTTCAGCGGGACATCGGAAGGCGAGACATTCACTGAGCGAGAGGCTAAATAAACAATATGCTCGAAGTCGTGCGCGTGGGATGCATGACCTCGTTGATAGCGAGTCGACGTAGGTCCAGCCTGTCATCCTCTGCGTTTTGGTGCCCTTGCCGTTCTTGAGACAACCCGGGACGTTGACCATGTTTATGATGAGTGCGACAAATCGGCTAGGCAAAACTGAAACTCTGGAGGTGACGCCGTGACCTCTAAAGACATATTATCAAGTGCCGAGGCAGCTCGTCGCCTGTCGTTTAAGCGCGGTTATGCTCGCGAGGCGATGTCACTAGCACGCAAGAAACCGGCCGATGTTCCCGATATTTTTTTAAAAATAAGGGAAATCCGACCCAGTCTTAAAGCCCGTATACGATTGATCAAGCAAATCAAGAAAATGCCAGGCGTTATTACCGGTTCTTATGCATCATCTGGGACCGTCCGAGTTGTCTACAGAGAAGTAGTCGCAATGCAGACCCAGCATGAAGAACAGGAGCTTTTTGCAGAAAATGTGCTCTTATATTCCGTCGTCATTGCTGAAACCACACGCACAACACGTAGCTTGCAGATTGCAAGGGTCAGCTTGAATTATCATGCCCTTGAAAGGCTGATTGAACGTAGCGATTGTGAAATTGGCCCAGGCTTTCTTGAGCTGATTGACCAAGAAGCGAACCATATACTCAAGGAACTGGCGCGTGATGAGCCCATTACGCACAATGAAGACGAATTCATACGATCGAGCTTCTGTGGCGTTTGGGCAGGAAGCATTGATGCCTCAAGGCCTGACCCTGAATGGTTTGCGGGTGAAGCAGACCAAAAAGCCCCGATTTTTTCCGTCCGGACATTTCTCAGCCCCGATGAAATGCATCCGTACATTTGGATGAAATGGAATGACGGTGCCGCTCTTAAACCAGCTAAATAATTAACTCCACAGACCGATCAGATTGAAAATATTAACACACGTAGGTGTCAGGAAACGAAGCCTCCAGCACGGCCTGGCAGTGCCGCGCAAGCGGTCGATGAAGTATGTTATCCAGCGGATCGCTTGAGTGATCGGGGCTGCGGAGAACGCCACCGCCCTGTCAACCCCTCTCGTGCAGGTGAGACACTTTTTGGTGAGACACTTTAATCTGTGACAGATCCAGATCGAGAAGCTATAAAAACGATAAGATGATCGTCGTGTGGCTAAAAGCGCCAAGTCGATTTGAACGGGTTTGTAGGGTCGCAAATGGTAACCGATTGTTGGAAAAAACTGTCTCCACTCAGATTTTGCGCCGCTTAACCCATTGATATTGAACGGGTCCTTCCTGTTTCTAACCGTATACGGGGGGGCGCAGCGCGACGCTTTCCCAGTGACACCGCCGAAAACACCCGTTTCGTTTCGGTTTGCGCGCAAGCCTAATAAAACATAGGGCTGACGGCCCCTAAACCCCGGTTGAAACGAAATGGCCCTCTGACCCCATTTCGTTTCGCGGGCCAGACCCGTTTCGTTTCGGGACCAACATCAGGAAACACCGATGGACGTTATCGAACTGCCTCTTGGGCAGATCATTCCTTATGCGCGCAACCCACGGCGCAACGAGCAGGCCATCGCCACGGTCGCAGCGTCGATCCAGGAGTTTGGCTGGCGGCAGCCCATCGTTGTCGATGAGGCAATGGTCGTCTTGGCTGGGCACACGCGACTGGAAGCGGCGCGCAAGCTCGGTCTTCAATCCGCACCGGTGCATGTTGCCAAGGGGCTGACCGAGGCCCAAGCCCGCGCCTTCCGGATCATGGACAACCGTTCTAGCGAAAACGCTGAGTGGGACAAGGACCTGCTGAACCTCGAACTGGCGGACCTGCTGGAGGCTGATTTTGATCTGGGGCTGACGGGCTTCACCGACGACGAGCTGAACGCGCTGATGAACAGCCTTGATGCAGGCACAGGTCCGCAGGAGGGTGAGGACGACATTCCGGACACGCCAGAGGACCCGGTCAGTCGCCTCGGTGACCTCTGGATCCTTGGCAACCATCGACTGCTCTGCGGTGACAGCACCGTGGCGACCGACACTGAGCGGCTGTTCGGCACTGTGAAACCGATGCTGATGGTGACCGATCCACCCTACGGTGTTGAGTACGACCCAAGCTGGCGGAACCAGGCGGGGGCAGCCAAAACCAAGCGCACCGGTAAGGTGCTGAACGATGACCGCGCAGATTGGCGAGAGGCCTGGGCGCTGTTTCCGGGTGATGTGGCCTACGTCTGGCACGGCGCGCTGCATGCGGCGACCGTGGCCGAAAGTCTCGAATCTGCAGGTTTCAACATCCGCTCGCAGATCATCTGGGCCAAGGAGCGGCTGGTGCTCAGCCGGGGCGATTATCACTGGCAACATGAACCGGCGTGGTACGCCGTCAAAAAGACCGGCAAGGGCCATTGGGCGGGTGACCGCAAGCAGACGACGCTGTGGCAGATCCCAAGCAAGGATCAGGATGCCAAGACGGTACACGGGACGCAAAAACCGGTGGAATGCATGCGCCGCCCAATCCTGAACAATTCAAGCCCGGGTCAGGCGATCTACGAACCATTTATGGGGTCTGGCACCACGCTGATTGCAGCCGAGACCACAGGCCGCGTCTGCTACGGGATCGAGTTGAACCCCGCCTATGTCGATGTAGCCGTGGAACGCTGGCAGCAGTTCACCGGCAAGGACGCCGTTCTCGCGGGCTCGGACGAGACGTTCAACACGATCAAGACCAAAGACGATTGAGGCATGAATGACCTGGCTTTACCTTCCTCCGGACGCGTTTCCGGAGCCGCAGACGCAAGCCTTTTCGGCCTCTCGCTCTGCTCTGGCGCGGGCGGACTCGACCTCGGGCTCACCATCGCTATCCCCGGATATCGTGCTGTGGGCCATGTCGAACGGGAAACCTTCGCCGCAGCCACTCTCGTGGCGCGGATGGAAGACGCGTCCCTGGATCAAGCTGTTGTCTGGGATGATGTTGGAACCTTCGACGGCCGACCTTGGCGCGGCGCGGTGGATATCGTTACTGCGGGCTATCCGTGCCAGCCGTTTTCGGTCGCGGGCAAGCGGCGGGGTGCTGACGACCCGCGTCACCTCTGGCCACATGTCGCCCGCATCATCGGCGAGATCAAACCGCCCTTCGTCTTCCTCGAGAATGTCGCCCATCATCTCCGCCTCGGCTTCCCCGAAGTCGCCCGCGGACTGGTCGGCATGGGCTACCGCCTTGCGGCAGGCCTCTTTACGGTGGCGGAAGTCGGTGCGCTCCACCGGCGCGAGCGCCTGTTCATCCTTGCTATCCGCGAGGGTGACGCGCTGGCCGACCCCGCGCGCCTACTCTGGGATCCGGTCGAGTGGCGGGAACCGGACGGAAATGATGCGGCTGTGGCCGACACCCCGCGCGAGTGCAAACGAGAACCGGCAGACGAAACCAACTCCTTCACAGGAAGCGGGCGAGCATGGGATGAACCTTGCAACGAGCGCCGTAATGTGGCCGACGCCGCAGACCGACAGTTTCCGCAGCCGGGGTGGCGACCGGAAACACGAGAAGGGTCTGGACGGCATGGCGCGCGACTGGCCGACGCCGATGGCGAACGACGGCTGCAAACCGAGTGCTGGGAACCGCAAAACAGCGGATCTGACCCATGCCAGCCGCATGTGGATGACGCCGACAGCGCGGGATCACAAAGATGGCGCGACGACCTTGGCGAATACGCCGGTCAACGGGCTGCTTGGCCGCCAAGTCCTAGTGACGCCGATGGCTGGGCACGATACCTGCGATGTGCGCCGGACCTTGAACCCGCTGTTCGTCGAGGCGCTGATGGGCTGGCCCACCGGGTGGACCGGCTTCGCCTCTGTGGCAACGGCGTGGTCCCCTTGGTTGCAGCGCATGCGCTGCGAACTCTCGCAGTTGAATTATTGGCTGGTGGATGAGGTGTCGGCATGAAGCAGTCCCGCGCTATGTCGCTGGTCGAGTCTGTCGCCAACGTGTTCGTCGGCTTCGGCGTCGCGGTTGTCACGCAGATCCTGATCTTCCCGATCTTCGGGTTGCACACGACGCTGGCGCAGAATCTGCAAATGGGGCTGATATTTAAGGGTGTATCGATTTTCAGATCGTTCATCTTTTGACGCCTGTTTGAGGCGATCCGTGTCCGTAATTCTTGAATATGACGGGAGACCTCAAATCCGTTGGCCACTTTTGATCCGATCCCATACGATGATCTCAAAGAAAGGGTCGAACAGAATGGCAGGGAGACAGGAGCACTGGGACGGCGTTTATGGCGCGCGATCCGAAGATGACTTGACATGGTTCGAGGCAACGCCCTCGATATCTCTGGAACTCGTCGGATTATATCTGCGCCCTGGCGATGCTCTGATCGACGTTGGGGCGGGCGCGTCGCGCCTAGTGGATGCTCTGCTCGACAAGGGTTTCAGCCCGTTGGCCGTACTGGATCTTTCAGGCTCTGCCCTCGAAACCAGCAGGCAGAGAGTTGGTAGTCTTGGCGACGGCGTCGATTGGATCGAGGCTGACGTGACAACGTGGCAGCCTGATCGGGCCTATGCCGTCTGGCATGACCGCGCCGTGTTTCATTTTCTGACCGACGCAGAGTCGCGCGCGGCATATGCCCAAGCGATGTCCCAAGCGCTTCGTCCCGATGGGGCCGCAATCATTGCGACGTTCGCGGATGACGGGCCTGAGAAGTGCTCCGGATTGCCTGTGGTTCGTTATGCGCCAGAAGAACTGGAACAAGAGCTGAACAGACTTGCGCCGGGACAGTTCGAGATGATCAGCGCACAACGGCATGTGCACATTACGCCGAAAGGCAATCAACAGAGCTTTCAATACAGCGTTTTCCGAAAGAAAGGGCCCTGAAAGATCAACCGCCGTCCCAGTAGGACGGCGATCGGGATCCGATGCAGTGGCCATATGTCAGACGGCTGGGAGCTTGTAAGCGCGCCCTCGGTGCTCGACCTTCTCCGAGGTCACCTCAAGCCCCAGTTTCTTTTTCAGCGCCCCAGCCATTGCGCCCCTGATGGTGTGCGGTGCCCACTGGAGGGCGGCACTGATCTCCTCGATGGTCGCGCCCTCTGGCGTGCGCAGCATGGCGATCAGAGTGGCTTGTTTGGTTCCCACGCGCGGCGTGCGTACCTTGGACGCTGCCTTATCGATTGGTTCGGCCGCCGCGCGTTCTGTTTCGATGCCGATGGCGGCAAGCCCTGCATCGGTGGCGACCAGCGTCACGCCGTGGCCGTCGCCGGTCTCGCGCCAGACGAGCTCATCCTTGCGCATGTCCGCGTCGGCCTCTTCGATCAGCCCTTTGGCGATCATGCAGCGGACCACCTTGGCGGCGGCTCCGCCGCGCAGGCTGTCAGGCAGTGGCAGGGCAATGCGGTCCTCGTTTTGGGCGGCGCGCGACAGGATGATTGTCTGAGTGTCGGAAAGTTGGGTCATGCTGGTCTCCGGTGTTCGGGCAACGCAGGGTGCGCCGCCTCCTACCGGGTGAAGCCCGCCATGGCGGCGGGCTGTGCGATTTGCCGAGCCTATGGGCTATTCCGCGTGTTCCCCCTCGCCAAAGGCGCTGTCGGTGATGCGCTTCAGCAAGCTGGCGTAGTGCTCGAGGGTGCCGACGTCGCCCCAGTTTATCTCGTCGGGATGGCTGTTGAAGTGGTCCGCGCTGAGCGCTTGTAGACGGGCGAGCATTTCGTCGATCTCGGCCTTCTTGCCGAGGAAGGCGTTCAAGGCGGCCTCCTTGTTCCGCGCAGCCTTCTCGGCGCGCAGCTGGTGGCGGGGCGTGGTGATCGGGTTCAGGCGTGTCATGGCGGTGTCTCCGTGGTGAGTTGCATGTTTTTCTTGTCACCACCTTCGCTCTTCAGTGTTGATTAACGTAGTCAAATCAGAGCCATAATATTGCTTTCTGATCATTCGGAGCGGTCGGTCGCGTCCACCCATGCGCCATCCTGCCAGACATAAAGGTAGCACAGCTCGCAGGTCGGATGTGGCAGGACGCGCGGGGCTCGTGGCGGATCGAAACAGTCCAGCGCGTCGGCGCGTACCTGTCGGATTTCGTTCGCGGCGAGGATATCGTCGGGCGTCCACCTCGCCAGCACGGGCAGCATGTGGCTGGGGTAGCCGTCGAAGTGGACATAGACATGGGCCCATACTTCGGGCCCGATCTGGATAGCGATCTGTGCGCGGGTGCTCATGGTCGTCCTCAGTCAGATCAGCTGCAAATCGGCCAGCGTGGCGCAGGCGGCAGCAAGCAGTGTGGTGGGCAGTTCGATCTTCAGATGCGAAATCACGTCGGAGGCTTCGGCGGTGATCCCGTCCTCGCGTAGTGCGGCCTCGATGGCGGCGGCCACGGCGTCCGGGCGAGAGCGGTCAAACTGGTCGGGCAAAGCGGAATGGTCGATGCGGATGGTGGTTGTGGCGGTCATGGTGTGGCCTTTCAGGTTTGCTGTTCAATCAGGGCGAGGATCGCGCAGGCCATCCCACCGAGGTATTCGCTCCGGCGAAACACGATGTCGTCGATCTCGTTCGCGGTGGTGATCGTGTGGTCCACTGCGAGGTCTGCCGCCATGTGGGGCAGCAGGCGTGTGGCCTCGGCGTTGTAGCGTTCTGCGATGGTCATGTGCGGGTCCTCTGGCTGTGTCGGTTTGTGCAATCAGAGTCGCTCTACTCGGGCGCTCTATCCAGTATAATCGTAGCAACTACATTGCTTTAACTGGGACGGCGGGATCACTTCATGTCAGCGGCAACCCAACCCATCGGCGTGATCGCCAAGCTGCTCGATCTCTCGGAACGGCGCGTCCAGCAGCTGAGCCGGGAGGGCGTGATCCCGAAGGCGGAGCGCGGGCAGTATGACCTGATCGGATCGGTGCGTGGCTATGTCCGCTACCTGCGCGATCAGGCGTTGAAGTCGCAGGCTGGCGCCCCAGATTATATGGCAGAGCGGGCACGTTTCATTCGGGCGCGCGCCGATCTTGCTGAAATGGAAGCGCAGGAAAAGCGCCGATCCCTCATCGCAACCGACCAGATCGAGGCGGCGTGGATCGCTGTTCTGGCGCTTTTGAGAACCCGCCTGCTGGCGCTGCCGGATCGGCTGGCCTCGCAGGCTTTTGACCAACCAACCGTCGGAGACACCCGGAACCTGATCCGTGCCGCGATCCGCGAGGTGCTTGATGATCTCGCGCAGCCAGACATTGAACTCGAAGCTTCTGTTGACCTTGAAGGGGTCACCGATCCTGAAGCGGATGGTGCAAGCCGCGCTGGCGGTGCTCAAACCGCCGCCGGACCTGACGATCAGTGACTGGGCGGATCAGAACCGGCGGCTGAGTTCCGAAGCCAGCGCCGAGCCCGGACAATGGCGCACGAGCCGCGCGGAATACCAGCGCGGGATCATGGATGCGATTTCTGATGCGGCGGCGGAAACTGTCGTGATCATGTCCAGCAGCCAAATTGGCAAATCGGAGTCGCTGTTGAACATGGTCGGCTATCACATTGACCATGACCCGGCACCGATCATGGTGGTGATGCCGACCGAGCGGGATGCGGAAACCTGGTCGAAGGATCGCTTCTCACCTATGGCGCGGGACACGCCGTGTCTGCAGGACAAGATCGCCAACCCCAAATCGCGGGATGGCAATAACAAGATCCTACACAAGCGCTTTCCAGGTGGGCATCTGACCATTGTGGGTGCCAACGCGCCCTCGGGCCTGGCGAGCCGACCGATCCGCTTGCTCCTCTGTGACGAGGTAGACCGCTACCCGTTCAGCGCGGGTGCGGAGGGCGACCCGGTCAATTTGGCGCGCAAACGGACAGTGACGTTCTGGAACCGCAAGATCGTGCTGGTCTCGACCCCAACCAATAAGGGCGCAAGCCGGATTGAAACGGCATTCGAGGAAAGCGATCAGCGTCGGTTCTGGGTGCCATGCCCGGAATGTGGGGTGGAGCAGATCCTGACCTGGCTGCAGGTGAAGTGGGACAAGGGTGCTGACGGCAGCCACAAGCCAGACACGGCGCGGTATCATTGCGTTGACTGCGATGCAGCGTGGCGGGACGAGACCCGCTGGGCTGCGGTATCAAAAGGGCATTGGGTGGCAGAGCAGCCTTTCGCGGGCACGGCCGGGTTCCATCTCAACGAGATCTATTCGCCCTGGGTCCGGCTGGCGGCGATGGTTAAAACCTTCCTGTCAGCGCGGGCAGGTGGGGATGACATGATGAAGACCTTCATCAACACCTCGCTGGGCGAGACATGGATGGACAGCGGCGAAGCGCCGGATTGGCAGCGCCTGCAGGGGCAGAAGGAAGAATGGAAACCTGGCACGGTGCCCCCGGATGGATTGTTCCTGACTGCGGGTGCGGATGTGCAGAAGGACCGGATCGAGGTTGACGTCTGGGCATGGGGCAGGGGGCTGCAAAGCTGGCTCATTGATCACGTGGTGATTGAAGGCGGGCCTGGCGATCCTGCGTGCTGGCAAAAACTCAGCGATCTGCTGGGACGGACATGGCATCACGCCAGTGGCCAGCACCTCGCAATCGCGAAGCTGGCCATCGACACCGGCTATGAGACCAGCGCGGTTTATGCATGGGCGCGTCAGGTTGGCTTTGGTCAGGTGGCCCCGGTGAAAGGGCTTGAAGGGTTCAACCGCGCAAGTCCGGTGACGGGACCGACCTTTGTGGATGCCACAATCGGCGGCAAGCGTCTGCGGCGCGGTGCCCGGCTATGGTCTGTGGCAACATCGACCTTCAAGGCTGAGACCTATCGCTTCCTGCGGCAGGACCGGCCAACCCCAGAGGAAATCGCATCATGTGCTTCGTTCCCGGCGGGAACGGTGCATTTGCCCAATTGGGCAGACAGCGAATGGCTCAAGCAGCTGACCGCGGAACAGCTGGTCACTGTGAAAAACAAGCGGGGATTTGCAAAGCTCGAATGGCAAAAGCTACGCGAGCGCAACGAGGCGTTGGATTGCCGTGTTTATGCGCGGGCTGCCGCGTGGATCGCAGGTGCCGACCGGTGGTCTGACGCACGGTGGCAGGAGCTCGAGCGGCAGCTGGCGGTGGACGCTGGCGGGCCAACAGGTGACGCGGCTTTGAGACCAACACCGCGTCCGTCAGCGCGGAGGCGGACGATGCGATCAAATTATATGGGGTGAGCGATGGAAAATTTGGTATATTCGTGCTTGTGATCACGTTGGCTGTCTGGTCTGCTCGTGAAGCATACGAAACGGAGGCGTTGCGATGGCTGCTGAACATGAACTCTTCACTCTCCCAGCGCGACGTGGACGTGCGATGCGTCTCGGTGCAGGAGAGGCGATCCAGATCATCAACACGCATGGATCCCAAGTGGTTGATACATGGTCGTTCAATGCCAAAGACTTGACTGAATTTCTGTCGAATGAACACATGCGAGCGACGCAGGGCAAGCTATGGCCCGGCAAGGGCGACGCGCTGATCACGAACCGGCGTCGCGCGATCATGATGATTGAGGAGGACACATCGCCCGGGCAGCATGATACGCTGATCGCGGCCTGCGACGATTATCGCTACGGCCTACTTGGATGCAGGGAATACCACGACAACTGCACGGACAATCTGCATGCCGCCATGGAAGGGATCGGACTCAAGGCACCGGAGTGCCCGAGTCCGTTAAACCTCTGGATGAATATTCCTGTTGCAAAGGATGGCTCGACCAGTTGGGGCGAGCCTTTGTCAAAACCCGGGGATTACGTAATTTTGCGCGCACAAATGGACTGCATCGTAGCTATGTCAGCCTGTCCCCAAGACATGTTGCCGATCAATGGCGCTGACTGCGTGCCAACAGAGGCGCATTACCGTTTACTGCCTGTCTCAGCTTGATCCTCAATGCAGGCAGCATTTCTTGAACTTCTTGCCGCTGCCGCAGGGACAGGGATCGTTGCGGCCAAGTTTTTCAGGTATCTTTGTGGTGGCCTCTGTCGAGGGGGGCATGTGGAGGAGGTGTCTGGCCTTGTACCCTTTCAGTTCGGCGAAGAACGCATCAGAGTAGCCGTGCCATCTCGACAATTCGTCGATGGCGTCGGTGATCAAGGATTTCTGGTACCGGCGATTTGTCGGCACGCCGTCCGCATCTCGTGTGGCATCAAGATCTTGGAGGAAGTGGTCAAAATCGCAGTAATCATCCGGGATTAATCCTTTTTCGAAGGCCGTGCGCACGTCTTCGGTCATGTCTTCGAGCCCGAGATTGGCGACGGCGTCCATCCAGCCAATCAGTACCTCCTGGGCGGGTAAATCGGGTCGGCAGCTGAGAAAGGTCCGGACGTAGTCTTCGATCGTCGCGCGTTGATCGGGATACAGTTGCGCGATCTTCACGAGAGCGTTCATTAGTGCGCAGCGAGCGAATTCGTAGGCATCGGGGTCCTCGATGGCCTCGAACAGGGGCTGGAGATCGCCATCGAATGTCCCGGCCACCACGATAAAGCTCGTTTCCGTGACCGTGTCGCCAAGGAGATAATCGAGGGTCCTCTCTGGCTTGCGCAGCAATTGGAGCAATGGACGATAGGCACGCGGCTCACGAAACTCGCCCAGCATGTGAAAGACCGGGGTGAGAGCTGTTACATCGTCATCCGCCATCTCAATACGATCCTGATCTGCAAGGCGGGTTATGAGGTCAACGAAGATCGGGGCCATGGTTTCGTGATCGGTGCGGGCAGCAGCCATGGCTTCCTTTGGAAAAATGTCGGTGCGCGCAAGATCGCGCATGATTTCTTTTGGGGTCATCGTTTTGCTCTTGTTTGAGGTTCGTTTGGCTCATTGAAACATATCTACAAGTCAGGTCAATTCAGATGTCATCAATTACAGACCTGCGCGCACGGCGTGAGGCTCTTTCAACGCAGCGATCCTCCGGTGTGGCCCGCGTTAGTTACGACGGCAAGACCGTGGATTATCGCAGCGTTGCGGAGATCGACCGGGCCATTGAGGCGCTGGATCGCGAGATCGCCACCGTCGAGGGACGCCGTATCGTGCGCCATGTTCGCATCACCACATCCAAGGGTCTGTAATCCATGGGGCTGTTCGATCGGTTTCGCCGCGCCAACCCGGGCGGCCCGGCTGCCGTGCGCGCCCGCCTTGAAGGTGCGATGTCCAAACGCCGGTTGCGGGGCTGGAACCCGCCGCTGGAGAACATCAACTCGCTGGTGGCCTCAGGTGGCCCGCGTCTTCTGGCTCGCGCGCGGGAACTGGTGGTCACCAACGGCTATGCGGCGAATGCCTGTGAGGCCTTTGCGTCCAACTTGGTGGGCGACGGTATCAAGCCGTCCTCGCTGATCGAGGATGCAGGCCTTCGTGATCGCGTCCAGCGCCTATGGCTTGCATGGACCGACGAGGCGGATGCCGACGGGCTGACCGATTTCTACGGTCTGCAGGCGATGGTGGCGCGCGAGATGTTTGTCGCGGGTGAGTGTTTTGTGCGGATGCGCCCGCGCCGAGCCGAGGATGGCCTGCTGGTCCCGCTGCAAATGCAGTTGCTGCAATCGGAAATGCTGCCCTTTGAGAAAACCGAAACGGCCGCAAATGGCAACCGCATCCGCTGCGGCATAGAGTTCGACCTGATCGGGCGGCGCGTGGCGTATCATTTCCGCCGCAGCCATCCCGGTGACAGCACGGACCAGAGGGTGGCCATCCCCGAAACCGTGCGCGTGGCAGCCGAGGATGTGCTGCACATCTACCGGCCCATCGATGCGGGCCAAATCCGCGGCCTGCCGCATGTGGCCCTTGCCATGGTGCGGCTATTTCTGCTGGACCAGTACGACGACGCGGAACTGGACCGGAAGAAGACGGCCGCGATGTTCGCGGGCTTCATTACCAAGACCGCGCCGGAAGATCCGATGATGGGGGAGAGTGAGGCCGATCTAGACGGTACGGCGATGGCCAGCCTTGAGCCGGGCACGATGCAGGTGCTGCTGCCGGGGGAGGATGTGAAGTTCTCCAGCCCTGCTGATGTGGGCGGCGGCTATGAGGCGTTCCAATACAGAACGCTGCTCGCGGTCTCGGCCTCGCTGGGACTGCCGTATCATCTTGTCACCGGCGATGTTCGGCAGGCCAACTACTCATCTTTACGCGCCGAGCTGGTCGAGTTCCGCCGCCGCGTGCAGCAGCTGCAACACGGGGTGATCGCGTATCAACTTTGCCGACCCATCTGGGTCCGCTGGCTGGAAACGGCACAACTGGCGGGCCGCTTGGACCTGCCAGATCCTGCGGTTGCGCGGATGGTCCAATGGATCCCGCCCCGGTGGGACTGGGTCGACCCGCTCAAAGACATTCAGGCACAGGTGCTGGCGATGGAGGCAGGCATCACCTCGCGGCGCAAGGTGGTCGAGGCCACCGGCTATGATGTCGAAGAGGTCGACCGCGAAAACGCGGCTGATGCTGCGCGCACCAAGCAGCTGGGGCTCGTATACCGCACCAGCCCCGGTGAGACACAAGGTGCGCGTGCGACACCGAACCAGACGCCGAAAACAGATGACGAAGGCGACGGGTCCGCCGCTCAATCCGAACAGGAGTAACACCATGAACACTTGGTACACGATCCGCGCCCGGGCTTCGGGGGCGGAAGTGCTGATCTATGACGAAATCGGCGCCTACGGCGTCAGCGCGAAAGGCTTTTTGGCTGAGCTGGGCGCGCTGCCGGATGATGCGCCGATTGATCTGCGGCTGAACAGCCCGGGCGGGTCAGTTTTTGACGCGGTTGCAATCTTCAACGCACTGAGCCGTCATGCAGGCCGTATCACTGTCTGGATCGATGGCATCGCCGCCTCGGCCGCAAGCTACATCGCCATGGCGGGTGACGAGATCGTCATGCCGGAAAATGCCTTTATGATGATCCACGACCCGAGTGGGGTTGTCATGGGCACGGCCGCTGATATGCGCGACATGGCGGGGACGCTCGACAAGATCGCAGCCAGCATGACACGTGGCTATGCGGCGAAATCGGGCAAGCCAGAGGCGGAGATTGCAGCATTGCTCGCCGCAGAAACCTGGTTTGATGCAAAAGATGCATTGGAGGCAGGGCTGGCCACGCGTATGGCAGAGCCTGTCCGCATCGCCGCCAGCTTTGATATTGGCCAGTTCCGGAATGCACCGCCAGGCTTGATCGAGATGATCAAGGCTGTGGACTTGGAAGACAAGGGGGCAGGGACCAACATCGTTCAAGACGACAACGATGTTGTGGGCAGCGATGTGTCGGCACCACCACGAGGCCACGCGACCAAGATTCCCTCCGGGAACGTTGATCGGCCAGCCGCTGTTGATGATCCCGTAACGCCACAGAACGATGTTGCAGATGAAAGCGCCCCTGGCAGCGATGCGGCCTCCAACGCTGCACCGGAGGCCCGCGCTATCCGCGCCGAGGCAATCGCGCATGCCCGTGCCGTCATCGATCTCTGCCGCCTTGCAGGCCAGCCCCAAATGGCAGGACGACTTCTTGAGGACGACGCTGGCCTTGATCAGGTGCGTGCAAAGCTTCTGGCTACCAAGGCCGATGCCGAGCCGCAGATCACCTCGCATCACCCGCAACCTGGGCCAAGCCCGACGACGCGCCCTTGGGGCGATGTCATCGCGCGCACCTTCAAACTGAAAGGCTGAAATCATGACCACACTCACTGAGGGCAAACACGCAGGCGGCTTCCTGATCTGGGAAGTGCTGCGCGATTATACCCACGAAACCGTCACCCTTGCGTCCGGCGCGGGCAAGCTCGCACCCGGCACCGTGCTGGGCAAGATCACCACGGGCGGCAAATACACGACCCTCGCACCCGCCGCCACAAACGGCAGCCAGAATGCAGCTGGCCTGCTCTGGGACGGTGTCGACGCCACTGATGCCGATGCCGCAGGTGTCGTGATCCTGCGCGGCCCGGCCATCATGAACCGTCACGAGATCGTCTGGCCCGAGGGGGCCACCGAAGCCCAGATCACCACCGCCACCACGGCTCTGGCCGCACTCGGCATCATCCTGCGCTGAGCCTGAGTACGGCGTTACCAAAATCCCCAAAATAGAAGGAGGCACGCTGTGGCCACCATGGACATCTTTGAAGGCGACGCCTTCTCCATTATCGAGCTGACCCGCGCGCTCGAAAACATCCCCTTCAAGCCCGCGATCCTTTCAGGTGCGGGGCTGTTCGGCAGCTGCGGTGTGCGCACGCGCAGCGTGATGATCGAGAGCCGCGACGGCACATTGCAGCTGATCCCGTTCTCCGAACGCGGCTCGGCTTTTGAGTCCCAGATCCCCGAGCGGCGCGACATGCGGGCCTTTGTCGTGCGCCAGTTCAAAAAGCAGGATGTGCTCTGGGCCTCGGAAATCCAGGGCATACGAGATTTTGGCTCGGAAACGGCCGTGCAGCAGGTGCAGACCGAGGTTGCGCGCAAGCTGGGGCGGCTGCGCAACGATGCTGAGGCCACTTTTGAGTTCCACCTGTTCAACGGCATTCAGGGCGTGGTGAAGGACCCGCGCGACGGGGCCACCGTGATCAACTACTATACCGAGTTCAACATCACCCCGGCCGCCGAGGTCGACTTTGACCTCGACAACGCCACGCCCGGCTCGGGCGCGTTGCGCAAGCGTTGCCAGGCGATGATCGAAAGTGTCGAGGATACGCTGGGCGGGCTGGCCGCCGGTCAGGTGCAACTGCGCGCTGAATGCGGTTCGGCCTTCTTTGCTGATCTGGTCGCCCACAAGGAAGTGCGCGAGACCTATCTGAACACGGCCGCCGCTGCGGATTTGCGGGGGCGCGTGGGGGAAGCGGTCAGCTTTGGCGGCATCAGCTTCCACCGCTATCGCGGCGGCCTCGGATTTGGCGTGCCGACTGACAAGGCCTATTTCTATCCTGAAGGCGTCGAGGGGCTGTTCGAGATTTACTACGCGCCTGCGGATACGTTCGAGACGGTGAACACGCTGGGTCTGCCGCTCTATGCGCGGATGATCCCCGACCGGGATCGCGACGAATGGGTGCGCCTCGAGATTGAAAGCAATCCGCTGCCGATCTGCACCCGCCCGCAGGTGCTGCGTTCGGCGCGGCGGACGTGATGTTTGCCTTTGCCGCTGCTGTCGGCGCCCTCTTCGCCGATGGCAATATCGGGCGCGATGCGGTCTATATCGCCGACGGAGGCGCACCCGTTCTGGTGCGCCTCATTGCCCGACGCGCCGATGACGTCACTGAGTTCGGCGATGCCCGGCTCTGGTCGGAAACCACCCGTGTCGACCTGCAGGTGGCTGAAGTGCCGAACCCGCGGCCCGGCGACCGGATCGAGATCGATGGTGATGCCTTCCTTATTCAGGGCGAGCCTGTGCGCGATCGCGAGCGGCTTGTCTGGACCATAGATTTGAGACCTGCATGAAACTCAACATTACCATCTCCCCCAATCTGGCCGCGATTATGGCAGCCGAAATCAAGGCTGGAGAAAAGGCGGTCACAGCGGCAATGCGCGCGGCCGGGACACAGCTTAAATCTGACTGGCGCGGGCAGATTGCGCAAGCGGGGCTTGGTCGGCGGCTCGGCAATTCGATCCGCAACCAGACCTATCCGAAGGTTGGTGAGAGCCTCGATGCCGCAGCACTTGTGTGGTCGAAAGCACCGGTGATCATCGGTGCCCATGACACTGGCCCGTTGATCCGATCCAAGGATGGCTTTTGGCTCGCGATCCCAACAGAGGCGGCAGGCAAGGGCGCGCGCGGAAGCCGGATTACCCCAGGCGAATGGGAACGACGGCGCGGTCTCCGGCTCCGGTTTGTCTATCGGAGGCGGGGACCGAGCCTTTTGGTGGCTGAAGGACGGCTGAATGCACGCGGGGTTGGTGTTGCTTCGCGCTCAAAGACGGGGCGCGGGCTGACCACAGTGCCGATCTTTCTGCTGGTCCGGCAAGTCAAGCTGCGCAAGCGATTGGATCTGGCGCGCGATGCAAAGGCGGCGCAGGAGAGGATACCGGGCGCAATCGTGGCGAAGTGGGTGGAGGGGTGGTTCCAAAAATAGCTGCTTGATGACATTCAGTTTGGAACCTCAACAGATGGGGGCCGATCAACGTCAAATCGCATAAATTTGTCGAAAAGTGGCGTTTTTTGGTAGTGAAGATCATAGACGTCTGTCATGTTCGCCTGTGGTGCAACTGTTTCCATAAGGCCAAACCACGTCAGCGGATTCAAGAACACAGACCTCATATATCCATCGAGTATGCTGAACGTGTTATTAAGAAACTGCTTTGGTGGGACAAAACAGTAGCGTGTCAATTCCTGTACATCTCTCGGCTTGTCTGCAGCGATTGATAAGCCCCAAAAAATAATTCCTGCCTGCTCGTGAACCCAGGGATGCGCAAGCTTCGTTAATGTTCTCGGGTTTACCTTTGTAAAGGTAGCTTCGAATACGTTCTGAACCATTGCCACGTCTATCCGGTTTTCGAGTAAGTGAACCCCGGTTTTGGTAATTTTGATCCGCTTGGCATCGACCTCGATAAATTGGCACGCAATCGCAAGGGAAATGAGAAAGTCCAGGGGGCAAATGGTTTCTTGATCAATCGGACGCCTAAGAAGCTTAGTCGCTTCGATATCTAAGTTTGGCCAATTGGTCGTCACAAGAAGAAGGTCGAGGCTGTCGGACGTCATTGTTCCGTCAGGTAGTAAGGCGATCCGCCCCTCATTAATCAGGGTCAGGAACACACGCAGATTGTCGAAGATGGCGGAACTAGAAAGTTCCGCAGCGTTTTCGAGGTATTCCAAGAACAATGGTGACGCAGCAGAATTGAAGGGATCAAGATCATCAAACTTTTCCTCCGGCAATTGCAGCCAGGCTGGATACACATTGTTCAACCATTCTGTGAGTTCGGCCGAAAGTGGCGTCGAAGGTCTGATTCGAGACATAGCAATACAGTTTCCTTGATATCGGGATCTTAGAGTATCATATGGCTACCTCCCGCGAAACAATTCTCTCCACCCTTCACATCCTGCTTTCGGCCATTCCCGCAACCACCTTGCGGGGCGAGGTCCTGCCGGAGCGCATCTCCCCTGCGGGGCTGATAATCCTGCGTGATGGTGATCCTGGCGATCCCGCGGTGACAATGTCGCCGCTGAGTTATCATTACCAGCATCGCGCCGAGATTGAAGTCATCGTGCAGAGTGAGGCCCGGTCTGCGCAGCAGATGCAAGGGTCCGGGGGACCCTTGCAAGGAACAAACGACCGCGACACTGCCTTTGCAGCCCTTTGCGCCCAGATCGGCGCTGTCATCCGTGCAGACCGCACGCTCGGCGGGCGTTGCGAGTGGGTCGAGGCCGAAGCGCCACAGCCCGTGGATCTGCCCGTCGAGGGGGCGGCCACCCTTAAGGCGGCGGTGATCCCAGTGGTCCTGCATTATTCCACGTCAGACCCGCTGGCCTGACCCACCCCACAACCTGAGGAGAACACAATGGCACGCGCACAAGGAGCGCGGGCGCAGATGGCGCTCGCCTACGAATCCGTCTACGGCACGCCGCCCGCGAGCGGCTATTTCAAGATGCCCTTCGCCAGCTCGACGCTTGGCGCAGAGCAACCACTGCTCGAGTCCGAGCTTCTCGGTTATGGCCGGGATCCGCTCGCGCCGATCAAGGACGCGTTGACCAGCGATGGCGACGTGGTGGTCCCTATCGATGCGATTGGCTTTGGCTACTGGCTGAAGGCGGCGTTTGGCGATTCGACCACGACCGGCGCGGAGGCTCCCTACACGCATGAGTTCCGCTCGGGCAGCTGGACCCTTCCAAGCCTCGCCATCGAGATTGGCATGCCAGAAGTGCCGCGCTTCGCGATGTACGCGGGCTGCGTGGTGGATCAGCTGTCCTGGCAGATGACACGCTCCGGCCTGCTGACTGCCTCGGTCAGCCTCATTGCCCAGGGCGAGACCCCGGCGGCAGCCACCGGCGCGGGCACACCGACCGAGATCACGCTGCAGCGGTTTGGCCACTTCAATGGCTCAATCAAGCGCGACGGCGTGGCCCTTGGCAACGTGGTCTCGACCCAGATCACCTATGGCAACAATCTCGACCGCATCGAGACGATCCGCGCCGACGGCAAGATCGACGGGGCCGATCCCTCCATGGCAATGCTCTCGGGCAGCATGGAGGTCCGCTTTGCCGATACCACACTGATGGACCAGGCGATCAACGGCACGACCTGCGCGCTTGAGTTCGCCTACACCCTGCCCACCGGCGAGAGCCTGACCTTCACCGCGCATTCCGTTTACCTCCCGCGTCCGCGCGTCGAGATCGGCGGGCCGCAGGGCGTGCAGGCGACCTTCGACTGGCAGGCAGCCAAGGATAGCATCGTCGGGCGCATGTGCACCGTCACGCTCATGAACGGCGTGGAGGCCTATTGATCATGCTCAAACTTGACCTCTCGACCGATCCGCGCTGGCTTGATCTCGCCCCCGGCGTGCGCGTGCGTCTGCTCCCGCTCACCACCGCGCTGATGGTGACCACCCGCAACGATCCCAGCATCGAAGCGCTCCCCGAGGACGCGACCAACGAGGACCGCGCGCTGGTCTTTGCCAAAGCGCTGGGGCGGCGCGCCGTCGTAGAGTGGGAGGGCGTGGGCGACATGGACGGCAACGTGCTGGACCTCACCCCGGAAGGTGTCGACGCCTTGCTCGACATCTATCCAATCTTCGAGGCCTTCCAGGCGGGCTACGTCGCCAAAGCACTGGTGTTGGATCAGGAAAAAAACGTCTCCGCGCCCTTGCCGACTGGCACTTCAGCGGGGGCGATCGTTACTGCGAAGCCTGCCAAGGCGCGTGCCCGGACTGCCCGCAAAAAATGAACCAACCCCAGACCTTCGAGGGCGCACAGGTCTGGGACCTGGTCGGACGGCTGGGCGGCCAGCTGCGGGCGACGCAGAAGACCATCCTTGGCTGGGACATGGGAGCTGCGCTGGCAATGGCGCAGGCGCTGGGCGTGAACGGCCTCGCAGCGATGGAGCTGCTGCCCGAAATCGAGGCGGTGATGGTGAAACGAGTCAACGAACGGATCGGAGATCAGCATGAGTGAAAAGCGCGTGTTCGTGCGCCTCGCCGCCGTGGGCGGACGACAGGTAAAGGCGGAGCTGACCGGCATTGGCGACGCCGGGGCCCGTGGCCTCGGGCGGCTGTCGCGCGAGGTCGATGTGGCAAACGCGCGCCTTGCTGCCTTCACGCGCCGCGCCACGATCGCAGCGGCAGCCGCAGGTGCAGCTGTGGTGGCAGCCGGTGCTGCGATGATCCGCTCCGGACTGCAAACGATCGACCAAACCGCAAAGCTGGCGCAGTCGCTGGATACCACCGTCGAAAGCTTGCAGGTGCTGGAGCGCGCCGCTGACCTCTCGGGCGTCTCCATGGGCAATGTCGAGCAGGCCACGGTGCAGCTGACACGACGGCTCAGCCAGGCTGCCGCCGGTGCGGGTCCTGCCGTCGATGCCCTCGACCGCCTTGGCCTGTCGGTCAGCGAGCTGCAAAACCTGCCGCTCGATCAGCGCATCGCTTTGATCCAGGACCGGCTGGCGGAGTTCGTGCCGGAGGCCGAGCGTGCTGCTGTCGCCTCCCAGCTCTTTGGCGATCGTGCAGCCCTGGTGTTCACGCGCATTGATACCGCAACGCTGCGCCAGGCCACCGCCGATGTGAATGATTTTGGCATTGTTGTCTCTGAGCAGGACGCGGACCAGATCGAGCGCACCAATGATGCGATCTCCCGCCTCGGTCTGATCTGGCGCGGCGTCTCAAACCAGCTGGCGGTGGCCGCAGCACCCGCGCTTGAAGCAGTAGCGGATGCGCTGGCGGCCATGGCGCGCACAACCGGTCCTCTTGGAAGCGCCATTCAGGGTCTGTTTGAGAACATTGGCCGACTGACCACATACGCCGTGACCTTCGCAGGCGTGATGGCGGGCCGGTGGGTGGCCGGGCTTGTGGCCGCGACCTTCTCGGTCAGTGGGCTGGTGACCGGTCTGGTCTTTCTGCGCGCAGCGCTGATCCGCACCGGCATCGGTGCGCTGATCGTTGGCGCAGGCGAGCTGGTCTATCAGTTCACGCGGCTGGTTTCTGGCGCGGGCGGGTTCGGCAACGCGCTGGACCTGCTCAAGGACGTGGCGGTTGAGGTCTGGGACCGGATATCGCTCAGCGCGGATGCGGCTTGGGCGCGCGTGGAAGCCGGATGGGCCACGGCGCAGGCTGGTATTTACGATGGGCTGCAAGATGCAACAGCGGCGGTGGTCGGCTGGGCAAACAGCACCGTCAACACCTTCGAGGGCACATTTCTTGCAGTGCAGGCCATCTGGGGCGCGCTGCCGGAAGTGTTTGAGCGGGTTGGCGCGCTTGCGATCAACGGTCTGGTCGAAGTGATGGAGACCGGCATTGCGGGCATCACCGAGGCGGTCAACGGCGTGTTGACCCTTGGCGGTCTGCGTCCGGAGTGGGCCATCGCAGCGCCTGATCTCTCGGAATGGAAGTCTGCGGTCCCGGAAGCCGTCAATCTGGGAGAGCGTGCGCGGGCAGCTTACGACAGCGCCTTCTCGGACAATCCATTCCAGGTGCCTGAACTCTTTGGCGGCATGGCAGATGATGCGCGAGGTCGGGCAGCAGGCTATTCCGAGGCTGCGGGGATGCTGTCAGACGCGGCTTCGCGCCCGATGACCGCCTGGCAGGCGCTGAAGGATGCCATTTCTGGTGCGGGCGATGAAGGCACGGCGGCGCTCGAAAGTGCCGCCAATTCAGCGGACCGGTTCAACGATGCGCTGGAGGAGACCGAAGGACAGGCCGGGCGCGCAGGTGGTGCGGCAAAGCAGGCGGGCGCAGGCGCAGCCGAGGGTGCCGAGGCGGCAGCCACTGGCTGGCAGGCGGTTGTGAACGCGGTCAGCGAATACGCGGACAAAGCCCGCGATGTGGGCGCGGACATCGGCAACGTGCTCGTGAGCGCGTTTCAAAGTGCGGAAGACGCAATCGGCAACTTCGTCAAGACCGGCAAGCTGGACTTCAAAGGCCTGGTCACATCGATGATCGCGGACCTTGCCAAGCTCGGAGCGCGCAAGTTCATCCTCGGCCCCATCGCCAATGCACTCTCCGGCGCGCTCGGCAATCTCGGCGGCATGTTCGCCGGTGTCTTCCACCAGGGCGGTATGGTCGGTGGTCCTGCGCCCTCGCGCATGGTCCCGGCCATGGCTTTTGCCAACGCGCCGCGCCTACATAACGGTGGCTGGGCCGGGCTCAAATCCGACGAGGTCCCGGCGATCCTGCAGCGTGGCGAGCGGGTGCTCAACCGCCGGGAAGCCCAAAGCTACAGCGGCGCGGGTGGACCGCGCGAAAGCGCCCCCGTCGTCA